TATTGCTGCCGAATGCCTTTACTTCGCCGATGACGTGTTCATTCGCCACTTCCACCGCATTGCCGGCGCTCCGGATGATGCGACGTATCGCGAGGCCAACGACGATCGTGTGCAGTATGCGTCCGATCAGAACGGGTTCGCTCTCTGGCGTAACGGCCTGCAGTTCCGAGACGCGCTGAGCAAGGTGCGGGCCGCGCGTAGGCAATGGTCGGCGGGTGGGTAGGTACAGGCCCCTGTCCGGCAAGGCGCTCGCGAGCGTCGATCTGGCGACGCGCCGTCTCAATATCTGGGAGGGGTCAGTCCGGAGCGGGAAGACGATTGCCAGCATCCTTGCCTGGCTGAAATTCGTGCGCTCGGCGCCGCCGGGCGACCTTGCGATGATCGGAAAGACGGAGCGGACGCTCAAGCGCAACATCATCATGCCGATCATCGACATGATCGGCGCCAAGCGCGCACGGTACATCGAGGGGTCCGGGGAGCTGTGGGTCCTCGATAGGAGGATCTGGCTGCTTGGAGCGAACGACGTGCGCGCAGAAGAGAAACTTCGTGGGCTGAGCCTTGCCGGCGCGTACGTCGATGAAGCAACCCTCATGCCGGAGGGCATGTGGCGCATGCTGGGCACACGACTGAGCGAGCGCGGAGCGCGTCTGTACGCGACGACGAACCCGGACAACCCTAGGCACTGGTTGAAGCGTGATCTTGACCGCGCCGACGTATGGCTCACCCCGGACGGCTCGCTATCGAGCGTCGTGCCACCCGAAGGGAGCGGCACGCTGGACATGGTGCGGATGTCCTTCACCCTGCCGGACAACCCGCACCTCAATCCCGAGTACCTCCAGGCGTTGAGTTCCGAGTACACCGGGTTGTGGCGACGCCGGTACATCCTCGGCGAATGGGTCATGGCCGAGGGGTCGATCTACGACATGTGGGATCCGGCTCGGCATGTCGCGCCGACCCCTGACGGCGTGGATCTCGTCGCACTCGGCGTGGACTACGGGACTCGACACCGTTTCGCTGCCGAGATGATCGGCACGGGCGACGGCAAGCTATGGGTCACCGACGAATGGGCGTGGGACTCCAGGGCGAAGCGAGAGCAGCTCGCCCCCGTACAGTACTCGCGCTATCTGCGCGAGTGGCTGGGAGACAGGACACCATCGGGCGTCTATGTAGACCCTGCCGCCGCCGACTTCAGGCGTCAGCTATGGGTGGACAAGATGCGGGGGGTAATGCTCGCAGACAACGACGTTGCGCCCGGGATCCGCACCGTTGCCAGTGCGCTATCTGCCGGCCGGCTCATCGTCTCCGAGCGGTGCGAGGGGATCATCGAGACAATCGGCGGGTACTCCTGGGACGAGCGCGCCGCCCTGCTTGGAGTGGACAAGCCGGTCAAGGAAGCCGATGACGAGCTCGACGCACTACGCTACGGAGTGCATAGCTCCAGATGGGCATGGGAGGCGAGCGTCCCGCTCGCCTAGATGGAGGTGACGGCGGATGCTGCCGACTGGTGACATCGAGTGGCCTCCCCCTGCCCTGCGCGGGGAGATCGAGCGCGTCAAGTTCCTTGCCGCTGAGTACGGTGGCGACCTTGACACGCTCATGCCTAACTCGTCGGCCGTGGCCGCTCGTCGCCGCTGGTGGCAGCCTGGCAAGTTGCCGATGTCCGGGGGCGGAACCCTGGGGTGGGGCGACACGATGCCCCTGCATGTCCCCATCGCTGCCGATCTCGCGCGCACGTCGGCTGACCTGCTCTTCTCCGAGCTCCCGGGCATTGAGCTTGCAACCGATCTCGGAACGGTCGCATCCGACCGTCTCGGCGTGCTTGTCGACGCGCTCGACCTGGAGTCGCGCCTACCGGAGGCGGCCGAGCTGTGCGCCGCGCTGTCCGGCATCTACTGGCGCGTGTCATGGGACACGAGCAGCAGCAACGACCCGATCGTCTCGTGGGTACAGCCGGACAACGCGATGCCGGAGTGGTCGTGGGGTAACCTCACGGCCGTCACGTTCGTCCGCAAGCTACCCGGCCTGTCTCCTGACGACAAGATCACATGGCGCCACCTGGAGCGGCACTCGATGCTCGGCGGGATGGCTGTCATTGAGCATGGTCTGTACGCCACGAGCGAGCCCGACAACCTCGGACGGCGCGTCCCGCTGACGGAGCACCCCGAGACGGCTCCGCTCGCTGCGTCCTTGTCATCCGAGGACATGATCATCCTGGAGCGCTGCCCTGTTATGACGGCGGGGTACGTCCCGAACATGCGGCCCAACCGAAAGGACAGGGGATCACCTCTCGGGCGTCCGGATATCGAGCAGCTCGACGACCTACTACGCGCGGTGGACATCACGTGGTCGTCGTGGCTGAGGGACCTTCGGCTCGGGCGCGCCCGGATCATCGTCCCGCGTGAGTACCTCACCCCTGGAGCCCCCGGACAGGGTGCCGAGTTCGAGGAGTCGCGAGAGGTCTACTCGCCGCTTTCGATGATGCCCCCGGGTGGAGCGAGCGCACAGACGGGCATCACCGTCTCTCAGTTCGCCGTACGTACTGCCGAGCACAGCGCGACCCTGACGGCCCTCGTGCAGCAGATCGTCAGTGATGCCGGTTACAGCATGCGCACCTTCGGACTCGCGGGCGGGACGTCGGCCGGGGCTGCCGTGACGGCGACGCAGATTGACTCCGAGGATGACCTGAGCGCCCGGACGCGCCGGAAGAAGGTGCGCTATTGGGCCCCGGGCCTGCGCCGTCTCCTAGCCGCAGTGCTCAGCGTTGACGGCACCGTGCTGCGCAACGGCGCGCTCGCAGCCGTAACTCCCGACCAGGTGTCCGTCACGTTCGAGAATGAAGGGCAGCCGAGTGCTCAGGTCGTCGCACAGACGGCGAACCTTCTGTCTCAGGCCAAGGCCGCCAGCACCGAGACGCTCGTGCGGATGGTGCACCCCGACTGGGCCCCGGAGCAGGTCGCCGAGGAGGTGGCGCGCATCATGGGGGAACAGGGCGTGCCAGCAATGGACCCTGCCACGCTCGGCGCGGCAGGGTCCGGACTGTAGTCGAGTGTCAGCCGCGGTAGTTGAGGGTGCCAACCTGAATCTGATCGTTCACGATCAGCTCGTCGAAGTGGACCTTGCATACCGGGATGCGAGGGGAAGTGACGCGGGAGTTGCGTCCGGAGTACTGGATCTTCACCGTGTGAATCGCCTCGCGAGCCGGAGTAATGCCACGATCGAGGCACACCGAGCACGAGGGGATGTCGGCGAGGCCAGGGTCAACGTTGTTCGTCATGGGTGAAACAGTAGTGGACAACTGTAGACATTGTCAAGGTCAAGGGTGTGATTCATCGTGGGTGACCTGGAGATTGCCGACCGCCTTGGACTGATCATGTTCCAGCAGGCGAGTGGCGTGGAGGTTGACCTGACACAGCGCATCGCGCGCCAACTGGCGAAGGGGATTGACGGTCCGCAATGGGCCGAGAGGCAGCTCGCCGAGGTGGCGCACCTGCGTGCCAGCTGGGAGCGGGTCGTCTCCGATTGGATCGTTCGTAGCCGCGAGACGTCGGCCGGGGTGGTACGGCAAGCTGGTGAGGCTGGGGAGCGTTCTGCACTCGCCGATCTCCGTGCCGCACTCCTCGGCTCAGCGCTTGAGTCGAGGCTCCCCGGGGCGCGTGCCGTCCTTGGGCTCGCCGAGGAGCTCAGCGGGGCCATCGCGAGCACCAAGTACGGCATCTTGCGGGCCGCTGAGGACATCTTCCGCAAGGTCGTCGCCGATACGTCCGGGACCGTGCTCCTGGGGTCACAGACGCGCAGGGGTGCGGCGCAGCAGATCCTTGACAAGCTGATCAGTAAGGGCCTTGCCGGGTTCACGGACCGCAAGGGGCGCCGATGGGATCTTGCCAGCTACGTCGAGATGGCGGCGCGCACGACGACGCAGCGAGCGATGGTCAAGGCGCACACGGACACGCTTCAGTCGCGCGGCGTACAGCTCGTGATGGTCAGTAACGCCCCCCAGGAGTGCAAGCTGTGCCGGCCGTGGGAGAACAAGATTCTCAGCCTGACGGGCGAGGGGAGGCAGGAGCTCCAGGTGAAGTCTGCCGTCTCGGCCGAGATCGTCACCGTCGAGGTTGCGGGGGGGCTGGAGGAGGCCAAGCGCGCCGGACTCATGCACCCGAACTGTCGGCATTCCGTGTCCGCCTACCTCCCGGGACTCACTCGCCCCGCGTCGTCCGATCCGGCCGACCCTGAGGGTGACGCGGCGCGGCAGCGCCTGCGTGCACTGGAGCGTCAGGTGCGGGCAGCGAAGATGCGCGAGGCGGCAGCGCTCGACGATCGGGCGCGCAAGGACGCTCGCGCCGAGGTTGCCGCTTGGCGGTCGAAGATCCGCGAGCACGTGGCGAGCACGACCGCCAAGCGGCAACCTCAGCGCGAGCAGATCGGCAAGGCGCGCTAGGGAGTCGCAGGGTCTTCGGTTGGTGGGTTCGGCCCGACAGGGTCGGACCCCGGAGTGCCCGGAGTCGCCTGGTCGGGATCCGACGGGTCGGATGCGGTCGGGGGCGTGCCCGGAGTGCTCGCGGATCCCGAAGGGCGTTGAGTAGTGCCCGGCGCGACGGTTCGGCGATGCGACGTCGAGGTGGCAGACGGTTCGCTCGTTCGTCCCCTCCCGGCCCCCGGGGTAGCGAGCGGGCCGGTCCGGGGCGACGCGACGGGCGAGGCTCCGGCAGGGGCGGCTGCCGTTGGGACCGCCCCTGCCGTGCTGGTCGATGTCGGCAGGGCGGGCGGGACGGATGGTTGCTGGAGCAACGCAAGGATGATGCCGACCGTCGCTCCAGCGAGCGCGGCCGCCGAGAGGGATCCGACGATCATGGACACGGACGGCCCCTGCCGTCTCGGGCGGATCGCGAGGATCGGAATCTCCCGCGTCCGGGGAACGTCGATCGATTGCGTATCAGTCGTCACTCTCGGACCCATCACTCCCCCATTCGTCGTGCAGGGACACGATCGTCACAGACGCTAGTAAGGCACCGAAGATTGCGCCACTTGCCGCAGACAGTGCGGCCACGAGGTACACCATGGGGGGCATCGTAGCTCTAATGTCGCTAGACGTCCATAGTTGTCGACACTGGGCAGACCATGTTTCACGTGAACCGGGCTATCATCGCAGTGCGCCACCTGGAGTGAGCGAAACCTACGATCCCCGGAGGATCACGGAATGGGCTTCAAAGGAAGCGGCGAGGCGACCGGCCAGGAGGCCGGGAGCGCATCGCCGGAAGACGGGCAGCAGGGCAGCACGCAGGGCGGACAGCAGGGCAGTACGCAAGAGGCGGGACGTCTCGTCAACGGAAACAACGACGAGACGGGTGGCAGCGCCAAGAGCGAGGGCGAGTCGGCCGGCAGGACCGGTTTCGACGATCTCCCCGCCGAGACGCAGGCCGAGATCCGCGCGCTGCGCCGGGAGGCGCAGCGATTCCGGGAGGAGGCTAAGGGGAGCGCCGACAAGGCGCGTCAGGAGCTGCTCTCGGAGGTCGGCAAGCTGCTCGGTGGCGGAAGCACGGAGATGACCCCGGAAGAGCTGCACTCGCGGCTCGACAAGGTCAGCACCGAGCGTACCGGCGCCATCGTCGAGCTCGCGGTACACCGCGCCGCGAGCAAGGTCGGTGGCGACCCTGAGGCACTGCTCGACTCGCGCACCTTCTTGACGCGGGTCGGAAAGCTCGATCCCGACGCGGACGACTTCTCGGCGAAGGTCGCCGAGGAGATCAAGGCAGCGGTGCAGGACAACCCACGGCTTGGCTCCGGCGCTCCGGCGACCCGCTCCGGCGGGGAGATCGGAGGGGCGTCCGGCGAACGGTCCGGCGACTCGTGGGCTGACATGGAAAAGCGTGCCCGTGAGGCGCGGCGCCGCTTCTAGCGGCACGGCCTGCGGGCTGACCGAAAGGATCCTCCGGTGTCGAACACTTTCATCACCCCGAGCTTGATTGCTCGGCAGGCATTGGCGTCCCTGTACGCCAATAGCGTCATGCTGCCCCTGGTCTACCGGGACTACAGCTCCGACTTCAGCGCCAATCAGGGCGACACGATCACGATTCGCAAGCCGGCTACCTTCACCGCACAGGAGTACGACGTGTCGGTGGGTACCGTGCGGCAGACGGTCACCGAGTCGAGCACCAGCGTCACGCTGGACACGATCTTCGACGTGACGATCCCGATTCCGTCATTGGACGCCACGCTGGAGATCGGCGAACTGACCACGCAGGTCATCAACCCTGCGATGGAGGCCATCTCGCAGGCCGTTGACACGCTCGTCCTCAGTCTGCGTGACGACGTCGTGCAGGAGGTCACGCTCAGCGCGTACGACGCGTCGACCAACCCGCACCCGATGCAGGACATGTTGGACGCCAAGCGCATCTTGAGCGTGGCCAAGGTCCCGATGAGCAACCGGTACGCGGTCGTCGATCCGTACATCGCCTCGCAGTGGGGCCGGGACGACAACGCCGTTCGGGCGGACGCCGTGGGCGACAACGGGACCGCGCTGAGGGAGGGTTGGCTCAACCGGTACGCGGGATTCGACAACGTCGAGAGCAACAACATCGACGACTTCACGGGCGTTGCGTTCCACCCGACCGCCTTCTCGTTCGTGAGTCGGCCGCTGGCACTGCCGAAGGGCGCCGCGTCGGCCGGCATCGTCACGTACAAGGGCCTGAGCGTGCGGGCCATCTGGGACTACGACGCGCAGTACAAGACTGACGTCCTGTCCCTGGACCTGCTGTGCGGCGCCAAGACCCTCGACGCTGACCGCGCGGTCGCGCTCAACGGCCTCGCGGACTCCGTCTGACGGTTGCGATGGGTCGGCGGGTAGCTAGGGGTCCGCGCATCGTCGCGCACACCTTGAGC